GCTAATTGGTAACTAAAAGTATGACTTTTCCAGCAGAAATTAGAGCAGGTGACCTTATTCAATGGAGGTTAGCTGCTACACAAGATGTATTTGGTAATAGTATTAGCAGTCCAGATTGGTCTGTAATTTATTATTTAAGAACTAATACTGGGCCTATTGGAGCTACAGTTAATAGTTCTGCTTTTAATGATGGTTTTCAATTTTCTATAGCAAGCAATGTATCTGCAACTTTTGCTAAAGGAGATTGGTATTATCAAGCAGTAGCTAATAAATCTGGATCAGAAAAACAAACTATTGCTACTGGTGCTTTTAAAGTATTACCTTCTTTAGAATTTAGCGGTGTCGCAAATAATTTTGATGGTCGTAGTCAGGTTGAAAAGGATCTAGAAACGATACAGACTGCTATAAGAAATATTGTTAGTGGTGGTGTTGTACAGGAATACAAAATAGGAACAAGATCAGCAAAGAAATATGAATTATCAGAATTAATAATGTTAGAAAGTAGATATAAAGCAGAATTAGTAAGAGAAAAACAAGCTGAACTTATAGCTAATGGTCTTGGTAATCCAAGGGCAACATTTGTTCGTTTTAATGGAGCATACTAATGGGAATAAGATCTAACATTACAAATGCAGTAAAAAGAGTATTAGGTTTTGGTGAAAAAGCTAATCCTTTAAAAAATTTACGAGCATATCAAGGTGCATTAGTTTCTAGGCTTACATCAGATTGGATGGCTAGTCAGCTTAGTGCTGATGCTGAGATTAGAAATAGTCTTAGAAAATTAAGAGATAGATCAAGAGAATTAGTAAGAAATAATCCATACGCTAGACAAGCAAAAAGAACAACACAGATAAATATGGTTGGAACTGGTATGAAGTTTCAATCTAGAGTTACAGGTATTAGAAGCAATAAAAGAGATCAAAGAGTCAATAATACAATAGAACAAAAGTGGGCTGAATGGTCATCACCAAATAGCTGTGATTGTGCAGGTCGATATGGATTTCATGAATTTGAGTGGTTAGCGGCTGGAGCTTTATGCGAGTCTGGTGAAGCTATTTTTAGAATTGTTAGACAACAATTTGGAGATTCAAAAGTACCTCTTGCTTTACAACTGATAGAGTCAGATATGTTAGATGAGGAATATACAGGGAAAACATTAAGTGTAAAAAATGAATGGCGCAATGGTGTGGAGTGTAATGAATGGGGGAAGGCTGTCAGATATGCCATTCTTACAAAGCATCCTGGTGATGCTTATTATCTTGATTATTCAAACAACCAAAAGTTACATGTATTTATAAATGCAGAGGATATAATACATTTATTTCTTCCAGAAAGGCCAGGTCAAAATAGAGGTGTTCCTTGGTTTCATAGTGTTATGGCAGATATGCATCAATTACAGGGATATGAAGAAGCCGCAGTAATTAGGGCCAGAGCAGGCGCGAGCATAATGGGCTTTGTGGAGAACGATCAAGGTGAGCTTATCGGCGATGAAGTTTCTAATGGTCAAAGAATACAATCGTTTGAGCCTGGTACATTTAGGTATTTAATGCCAAACGAAAAAGTTACAATTCCGGATATAGATTATCCATCTCAACAATATGAGATGTTTGTAAAAAATAAAATAAGACGTTTTGCTACAGGAATTGGTTGTAGTTTTGAAACAATATCAAAAGATTTCAGTGAAACAAATTATTCAAGTTCAAGATTAAGTCTTTTAGAAGACAGAGAGCATTGGAAATTTTGCCAAAAATATTTAATAAATAATTTGCATCTAAGAGTATTCAAAGAATGGATGAAGTTAGCTGTTTTAGTTGGAGAGTTGGATTTTGAAGATTACGCTACAAGACCAGAAAGATATATAAAACCAAGATGGACACCACCAGCACAACATTATGTTGATCCTTTAAAGGAGGTGAGAGCTTTTAGAGAAGCGGAGCAAGCTGGTTATATGAGTAAAGCTCAAGTAATAGCAGCTACAAATGGTGGCGATTATGACGATATTATTTCAGAAATATCAAGAGAACAGGAAGTCGCTAA